GCTAAAGGTCTACGTGTAAATTGTATTTCACCTGATACTGCAGATGCAGGTGTTGGTACAATATAAATTTGTGTATTTGTTTTTCTTGAATAATATCTAGGTGTTCCTGTTGATGCACTAGCATAAGGAAAATAATCTATTGCATACTCATAGGTTCTTTGTAGTAAATTTACTTTTGAATTAGCAGGAATTGCTGCTGTTGAAACACTTGTTGTATAGTTTACATTACGTACAATTAAAGTATCAGCAGGTAAACTAACTACTGGGTCAGAAGCTGTAAATGAAAAAGTAGAATAATTATCTAGACCTGGGTCATCCAGTTCTTTAATTAATCTACCTTCAGCTTTTTCTATTAGAAAAGGTATTTGATTCTCAAACTCTGTTGAATCATTTTCTATTGTATTTATTATATCAGTTTTAAGAAATGAATAACTTGGCACTATATTATCCTACAAATAAAGTACATGAACTTCCATCAGAGGGTAATGATACACTTACGTCACCACTAAATTTAACTCCTTGGTCACCTATATAAATATCTGCCATGCTACTTGCAGGAACTGTAAATTTTATTTTATCTACTCCACCTTCAGATAAACTAAAAACACCTGTAGCACTAACTGCAGTTGCATGTATAGCAACAACTCTAGTAACATCTGATGTGGTTACAATAACTCCTCTAGTTGCTCCAGTAAAAAACTTTGATGTTATATTATTAGCCATTTAAAATCCTTTATTATAGGGAGAGTATATTTCAACCCTCCCTAAATTGTTAATGGTTATGCACCTGCATTACCAAACCAACCTCTCCAGTCAGATACTCCAAAAGAATATCTTTCTCTGGCTTTGAAACGTAAGTTTCCAGTATCAAAATCTGGCTCCATCTTAGTTTGTAAAGGTGTTCTGTTAAACATCTTTGAACCATTAGGAACATCAGTTTTAATAAAGAAAGCATTAACATCTGTAAATCTTCTATTAGTCATATATCCACTTGGGAATACTCCTAAGTTTCTTACAGAGTTAATGTCATTATCTGCACTACCTACAATTCCTGGTGTATTTAATAATACATCACATGTAAACATTAAGTCTACAGGTACGTGTAAAGATACAGCAGAAGAACCAATTAAGATACCTCTGTCATCTTTAAACTTTTGAATTGCAATTACAGCAGATTCTAAACTAGCTTCTGAGATTGCTGCTGCTGTACCTATATTACTTTGGTTTCCATCTCCAACAGTTGGATGTGCAGTATTAAATAAACTTACTCCATCTCCTTGTGCTGTAGTAAAACCTTCATTATATAGCTTTGCAGCTTTTACTTGTTTGGTGTTTGCCATTGCTCTAGCTAATCCTTTTGCTCTTAACTTTGCAAAAGTATCATATAGATTGTCTTCCATTGCTTCTTCTGTAATAGCAAAAGCTAAAGCTATAGTCTCGTTTGTATAACGAGCTGTAAAACTTTCACCTGCATCATCATAAACAACAGCAGCACCTTCTTGTTTTGTTGGAGCAGTACCAAATCCTGTAAAGAGGACTTCCTCTTCAAAAGACCTATCTGAATTTTCTACTTCATATAGTGGTTCATGCTCATTATTAACTTCTCCATACTCCATTCCAAAGACAGCATTTAGTCCAGGAAGGAGTTCTTTGCTTATCGCAGCTCTATTTATAGCCATTTTTATTCTCCTTTATTATTAACTGCCTGAGACAGATGCTGATATAAAATTATCCATATGAGTATTAATACGTACTTCATACCAAGGATATGTATCTGTAATACCTGCTGATGTGCTAGTACCTGTATCCCAAGGTGCTCTACGTATTACTCTTAAATTAGTAATAGTTAAAATATTACCATCACCATCCATTGTATAACCACTTTGTCCAGTTTTGTGACTTCCTGTACCTGCTACCCAAGGCACATTCCAAACACCAACACCTATTGGATTTGCAGAAGTTGTAACTCCTATATTTGATTGTATAAAAAATGTTTGGTCAGGGTCACTTGCAATATGAATTTTTACATCAGTTGCTGTAACTCCACCAGTAATACTTCTAGCGAACTTCTGTTCTCCACTAGCATTTACGAAACTACATCCTTGAAAAACACCTGCAGCACGTACAGATGTTTTTGTAGCACAAGGTTTAATTGTTCCTGAGGATTCAATCATAATAGGGTCTCCAGTAAATATATCTGAAGGTATTAATGCTGAAGCCACTAAAGGACTTGCAGGATTCAAATCAATAGTTCGTATACCAGTAGAGTTAGAACCATCACCATTTTTTTTAGCGAGGACTAATCCTCTTGGGGCATTATTTGTTGCCATAGTTCATTCTCCTTTGATTGTTAAAAAAGCAACAAAAGATTTACTTTTGAAAACTAGGTTGTTTACCTTTTGTTACTGTTGATTTACTTGAATTAGAAATGGGCATACTAGAATTATTTCCTCTCATTAATTGACTGTTAACAGCTTCCATTAATTTATCAGATTTATTTCTATAAAACTCACTTCTACTTTGGAATAACTTGGTAGGTATTTTACCTAACGCAACGTCTCCACGACAGACTGCTCCAGAGTATCTTCCTTCCATCTTCACGACTGATGTTTGTTCTATTTCAGGTACTTCTTTAATATCAACAAATTTCCAACCTTCTTGCATTTTTTTACCAATGTATTTAAAATCATCTTGACCTTTAAGAGTTATTCTTAACCATCCAAGAGTCATTCCTTCGTCTTTGAAACGATTCTCTACTGCTTTTGGTATGTGTAAACTATCTTGTTCTTCAAACTGATAATTGATTTCTTCGTTAGTATTATTTTCTCTTAGTTGAGAACTACGTGTATTGATTCGTGTTGTCATTATTTACCTCCACGTTGCATGTTTACTGTTGTATACTCACCATCAGCACTTGTTGCTTTTAGTTTTTCTTGAGCATATTGTTCAAGGGGTATATTCCATTTGTTAGCTAATCTTACATCTTCTTTTGAAAGTTTAACTTTATTCTTGGAACTAGGAGTGCTACGTGTACCTCCTGCTACCACTTGTGCAGGTGACGTTTCCTGCTTACGAACTTCTTCAACCTCTTCAGTTTTATACCTATGAGGAAAAGCTTCTTTTAATCTATTATCTACTTCTGAATAATAATCATCATCAGTAGGATTAAAACCTTCTTCTTTTAAATCTGCATCTATCGCTAGAGCAGCAGCAGTTCTTATTTTATCTTCACCAAACCAATCATTTTTTTCTGCCCAACTTTGTGCTTTTGGGTCAGGAGTTGGTTGTTGTTGATATTGAGGTTGTTGTACTTGTTGTTGTGTTTGTTTAACCTCTGGTTCTTTAAACTGCATCTTTGTTGCACCAACTGATTTTAAATCATTTTGTGCATCATTTAGAAACTCTTGAGCCTTTAATATTTTTTCAGCATCTCCATCTTGATGTGCTGTTGTATAAGCACCTCTAGCTAATTCTAACTTATCTTTTAATTGTTTTTCAGTTGCATCTAAATTTAATTTACTTATATTTGTAAATTCTTTTTGTGTATTATTTAAACGAAAATTTAATTCTTCATTCTGTTTAATTAATCTAGCAACTTCATCTTCTTTATCTTTTCTTTGTTTAACTAGTTGTCTTATTCTTTTTTCTGCACCTTTAGTTTGAATACCTTCAAGTTCTTTTGGCTCTTCTTTTTTAACTTCAGGTTCTACTTTTTTTACTTCAGGTTCTACTTTCTTAGGTTCTTCTTTTTCTACTTCATATTCTACTTTTGTTTCTTCTGGTTTTTCAGTTTGGACTTCATTCCATTCTTGCTGTTGTTCCATTTTATTCCCTTTCGTTGTTAACGAGACATACGAGTTACGTTATACTTATTATTATACTATATTATTTTAAAGTATGCAAGTATTATTACACACTATATTTAGATAAATTAAAAGTAGGGTCTAATGTCTTAGGACTTTCTACTTTCATAATTATCTGGTCATCATATAAAAGAATATATTTTATTCCTTTATATTGTATTTTTTGTCCTGTATGTTTACCATAACATACATAGTCATTTAATTCACACCAAGGTCCTTTTGGAAACTTTTCCATATCATGATAAGCTAAATCACCCATAGCAACAACTTGTCCTACTGTAGTAAGATAAGCCATATCATCTCTGGTAGAGTCTGGTAATAATATACCACCTTTAGTTTTTTCTTTAATTGAAACAGGTCTTACTAAAACATGATACCCAGGTAAGTCTGGTAACATATCTGGATTTAATTTATCTTCTTTAGAAATCCACATATCATTTTTAATACTTTTTGCCATGCCTACTTGTTGCATTATTCTTCTTCTCCTTCATACATTTTTTTTGTTATAGTTTTAATAACCTCAATAGACCATTCAATTCCTTGTATACGACCTACGAGTTGTTTATAATTAGCGAATGAATCTGCTTGTCCATTCGCTAAATTAATTCTTAATAAATTTAACTCTTCTTCAAACTTACGAAGAGCTTCATTAGATACTTCCATCTATTTTATTGGTCTCCAAAAGCAGGTGCAGTATCTGCAGCTACAACACCCCAAACAGCCCAGTTAGTAGAATCTAAAGCAATAAAATTAATTTCTATCGATTCTGGAACATTAACTGTTAATTTAGAATTTGAACTACCATTTGGAAAAACAGATGCTGTTGTATTACCATCTATATCATGAAAAGTAATACCACCTTTAGATATAAAGTTTGCATCAGCTCCTGTAGATATTATTGGATTTGAAGCATCAGCAGCTACACCACCATAAATAAATTTAAAGTGTAATCCTGCAGATGGTGAAGGTAATGTATATATTCTATTTCCTGTTACATCTGGAATAATATTTACTCTTCCTCCATTAGTAGCAGCAGTTAAACTTGTATTTGCATCAGCTAATGTTACTGGAGTTGCTACCAAACCATTATTACCATAAGTAATATTTTCTGTTATTGCTCCTGTATCTGAATTTTTTGTAACACCAATAAAGCCATTCTCAGCTCTGACTGGTCCATTAAAAGTTGTGTTTGCCATAATTTATTCTCCTTAAATAAAATTAACCTATAGTCTTGGCTTGTCTGCTAGGGCAGTCTATAGGCAAAAAATATCCCTAGTTGTTCTTTGCATCTTGAAGTACAGCTTTAGACATTACATCTAATAGTTTCATACTTCTTTGTGTTTCATCTAATGTTTCCATTTGAGCTATTTTTTCTAAAGATTGTTTTCTAATTTTTTCTAAATCTATTTGTGATTTTTGTTCTGCTATTTCTGACTTAGCAATTAAATCTAATAACTTCATTGTTTCTTTACTTTGTCTGTCAAGGTCAGATTTTTCTTTCTTTAACATAGCATTTTGTCCTGCAACTCCTGCATCTTTCATTAACTTAGCTTCTTCTAATTGTAGCTTCTGAGCATCTAATGAAGATTCAACATTTAGTTTTGCTTCTTCCATTTTTAATTCTTTTTCTTTTAATCCTACTTCAGCTTGTTTTAATGCAACTAATTGTTGTTCAGGTGATTGAGCTTGACCTAAAGCTTGATTAGCATTTAATACTTGTTTAGCAGCTTCTGCCATAGCCATCTCTCCTATATTAGGTTGTTGTGCTTGTTCTGGAGGTAACTGTTCTAATCCCATTCTAGTAATACCATTAACTTGTTCTTGATATTTCATAACTGAATGTTCTTGTATATTAGCTTCTAGTATTGGTTTTATTCTAGCCATGATAGGATTAGCACCATTCTCTGGGTCTTGTAAATAAGACATCTTTGTTTGTATGTGAGCATCATGGTTCTGACCTTCAAATGCTTTTATTGGAATACCTTTTGTTGCTGCCATAATATCTGATACTGGGTCCATCTGTTGTGGTTCTTGTTTAGGTGGAAGTATCTCTTCTATATTAGGTAAGTTAGCAGCAGTTAATATTGTTCTATTTAATGCTTCTATATTAAACATACCAGGAGGTGATTGCTGTGCCATTTGGAGAGCCATTTGGCTAATCATCATTCTATGTGCATTAGAAGGAATGTTAGGGTCGCTGACAGGGATTACATCAACCCTTCCATCAAAGTCCTGTTTAAATACACTTTGTTCAGCATAAGGAACTTCATATGGATACTCCATAGGTAAATACTCATAATCTATACGTGCAAGAATTTTAAACTCTTCCCTTTGGGATTTGTGTAATCTCTTGTGTATAGCTGAAAAGAATTTACTTGAAGCTTCCAATAAAGCCATAGTAGTACCAACAGGTCCATAAGATGATGCATCAGAAACAATTTGTTCTGTGCTATCAGCAAACTTCTGACCTGTTGCTGTTATGAAACTTAACATCTGAAATAGAGTAGAGGAAGGCTCTTTATAGGGGAGAGGGATAATTGCCTTGTTCAAATCTACTCCAGTTGCTTCTATCTCTTTAAATTCACCAGGACTTATTGGTTCATTATCGCCAACAAGTCGTACACCTTTTGCTTTGAATCCTCCTGGTAAGTTTGCAAATTGACCTGCGTCTACTAGACTTCTCATAGCTGCTGTTGCAGTCATAGTAAGATTGCCTAAGAAGTGCATCAAGCCAAACCCATAAAATCCAAATCCAGGAACAAATCTGTAGTGGACAAAATGGGAAATCTTTTGTTGTTGTTTATCATCTTTCTTATAGTTTCTTCTAATACTTAAAACTATTCTAGATTGCTCTTCCACAGTAACAATGTAAGGAAGAGCATAGTCTTCTTCTATCTCAAGATAACAATGTTGTTCTAATAATGTATATTGTGGGTCACTACTTTCTGTAGGAGATAATCCTAATATTGTATCCATCTTTTCTGAGAAAGATGTAGGATTAGGATTAGTAGCTTCAGGTAACTCTATATCATCATAAATACCTGAACGCATATCTCTAGCTAAGTCTACAGGACTTCTATAAATAACATGTGTGTATCTATCTGCCTTACGTAAGTTTGAAGCATAGTATGAAACATAAAATTGGTCTATAGGAACAAATTCAGATACTGGTCTTTTTAAGTTAGCATCATAATAAACTTTTTTAAATGCTGAACCTATAAGTGGTAAATGAAATAACATTCTTTCAAACTCATCAAAGTATTCAGGCATCTGCTCTGTTACTTGATAGTTCATAAAGTTTTTAACTCTATTAGATTGTAGTTCTCTTTCAGGAGTTGACTTACCTAATATCTGTGTCTTAACAGGACCACTACTTGGAAACATTTCCTGTATAGCTTTTGATTGAAACTTAACTGCTGATTCTATTAACATAGGATGAACAGCAGTACAAGCACCTTCAAAAGGTTCACTTGCATCTTCTATCTTTAATCCTAATAAATCAAATCCTCTTTCAAACATTGACTCCCATTCAGCTCTAGAATCTTTGTCTGCTGTATAATTGTTTATTGTATCTTCTGCAATTTGTGTTAACAACTCATCATCTAAGGTATCAGCAATATTACCATACCATTGTTCTGTTTCACTTTCAGGTTCCATCTCTATAGAGGTCTGAGTAAAGTCTACAGTAACTCCCCCATCTTCATCTGGTTCTATAGTTGGTGCCCCTGTTGCTTCTTTAATTTGTTCTGGAAGCTGTACTACATTTGATAATGTTTCTTCTATTTTATCAAATGGATTTTTTTCTATTGCCATTATATTGCCCTCTGTGTATTATAATTTTTGTAGTAATCTTTCATTACTATTCCCCCTTCTTTTAATTTTTCTATTCCTTTATTTAAAAGTTCTTCTTTCATTTCTGGTGTAATTAGTAGTCTATATGATTTTGCTTTATCTTCTCCTACAACATCAGCATCAACATCTGTTATATCTACTTTTGAATTATATTTTTTTGCTAATTTATCTAAATAGTCTTTATATTCATTATCATATTTTTTTGCTACATATGTAACTTGTGGAACTTTAAAATGTTTCTTAAATATTTTTTGTTTTGCTTTTGCTAAATCTTTTTCATATCCTTTACCAAATAAAAAATCATCTATATTTTTAATATAAAAAATAGCATCTTGTGCACTCATAAGATTTCTATTTATTTCATTATTAGGCATTTCTCCAAAAAAACTTTTTCCTAAACTATAAATTTTATCATTATATTTTTTTCTTGCTTTATTAAATTTTATATTAAATAATTTTTGTTGAAAACTATTTAAACCTGGAACAGTTGCATTAGGTCCATAACCTTTTCGTTTTTTTAATAATTTTTTATATTCTAAATTTTCTTTTGAAAGTAAAAATTTATTTAAAGAAGTTTTATAATCTGCTCCTCTTGAAGCATATCTATTAAATTGAACCTCTCCTGTTGTAATTGTAAGACTGTTTTTTCCTTCTTTAATTGTTTCTAATAGTTGTTCACGTATAGGATATTTATAAGTATTACCTTTACTTGTATAAGGTAACTCTGGAATTGCATTTAATAAATCATTTTCTTCTTCTAATACATTTACAAGTCTTATTCTTTCATTATCTAATCTAATTAATTCAGGGTCATTTACTTTTTTTATTTCTGCTTCACCTACATTTAAAT